CATTCTGCATATTGATCCCATGTTATTCCTCTACCACCATCATCAGGTCTTGGATTCATAACTCTAGGATTATCCTTTACATTCGGCACTCTGTTTAATGGACTGTTCTTTAAATCATATTGCCCTTCAAAGTCTTCAGGACAAACCAAAAGACCATAACTATTCATTCGCATTACCCTATGTGGATAAGTAAATCCACAGGTATCACACATTGCTAGAGTTTTACTATTTACTGCCATTAGTTATAAAATGTTAATCTAGGTAATAGATATAGAGAAGCTCTTTCTCTATCTTCTTCCATTGCTCTAGCTAACATATCCTCGTAGTTTTGTTTAAGCATTGCTATTCTTGTATCTGCTACCAGTGGACGCTTCATAGACATATAGTAAGCTAGTCCACAAGTAAGTGGTGGTAGAAATCTTTTAGGTAGATCAGCATTCTGATCAGCAGATCTATTTACATCCTGCATCTCACTGACTATCTCTAACTGTAAAGTATCTGTAGAGTTCTCTGGAATAGGCCAGACTGATAGAACAGGATTGTCTCTGTTTCTACGTATACTATACTGAGTAGGTCTTCCTTTTTGAGTAGGTGCTGGTATAAGGAGATACTCCTCTGGAGTAATTCTGGTAAGCTGTATGTCTGAGTTACTTCTTCGTAAGACTACCTCAAGAGCATTAATTGTACTACTACCTAAGTTATAAGAAGTAACACTGGTAGATAATGTAATACTGCTTGTATTGGTTGTCCATAGAAGTATCCCTCTGTTCTGCCAATCCTTAAGCATAAGATTAATAGAACGTCTAGCAGAAGCAGGTTCATGGCCTAGAGTATCTTCTCCACCAATCATCTCACTTGCTTCTTGAATTACTTCATCTATATCTAAGTTGAAGTTATATGTACCTGATGTAGCCATTATGTTCTATACCTTCTTGTTTTTCTTGCTATCTTCTTAGGTTGCCTAACAAACTGCTTACCTTTTTTAGTTCCTGCTCTCTTAGCTTTTGTTGTTGCAGCATACTCTTTAGAAGATAGAGATTTGATTGCTTTCTCTGGGAGATATCTTTCACCTGTCTTAGATGATGGCTTTCCTGATTTTGTTTTCCACTTCTGCTTTGTCCACTTAGATAACTTATTACTTTTTTTCTTCTTACCTTTATATGTTCCACCTGCATCTTTGTAGTACTTAACTGCTAACTGCATTGCTCTTGCTGAATGCTTGCCACCCATCTTAGCTTTTGCTCTTGCTTTAGCTCTAGCCCATTTAGCAGGGTCACGTTTAGTTGCTACAGCCATACTAGTCTAAATCTGTTTTAGGTATGCACTTATCACACCTACAAGTTTTACAAAGCCCTATCTTAGTTCCACCTATACCAGACACAGTCTGAGATACAGTTTGATTTAGTGAAACACCACAATGAGAAGGGTTTCCACACTTTCTACACTTTGTCATTTGCCCATCTTTTTAAGAGCAACTTTATGTGACGCTGAGAATGTTTTACCGTTCTTCATCGCACTCCTCATAAAAGCCATATGCTTTGGAGTGTGATGTACTGCATGTTTCTTTAAAGTATCAGTCTGACGCTTCGTCAGCTTCTTCTTCTTCAATGATTTCTTCAACAATTTCTTCTTCCTCTTCTACTTCAGGAGCTTCTTCTACTTCAGTAGCTTCCTGTATGATACCATCCTTAAGTATAGTGCCACCCATCTTACGATGTTTGATAAACTTTTCTGGATCTTCAACACTTACGATCTTACCAGTCTTAGTATCTTTTACTTGAGTTTTCATTTAACATCTCCATCTTTTTCTAGCTTGTCTAAGTCTGCTGTTTGGATTCTTAGCAGCCTTAGGGAACTTCTTCATTTGACCTGCTGATCTAGCACAATAACTCTTACGCCTTTTAGCAGACTTACTTCCGGGTTTAACACTTCCTGTAACAGCAGTCTTTAGTTTAGAACCGGGGTTCTGTTTTCTATACTTAGCAACACCTTTAGCAGTAAGACCTGCACCAGATTTGGTAGGACGTTTCTGTCCTCCTCCAATGGTCATGCCTTTCATATTACTAGGCTTTCTTTTTTTTCTTACTGCCATATGTGTACTTATATTTTTTAACCATACATAAAGTATACTCTGTTATCCAAGAATTAAAGTTTGTATAATCTTTTCTCTTGGGCATTTTAACATCAGTATCTACTAATGTAAGTCATCATATCCTTCCTCTATAGATTTCTCATATGCTTCTTTAAAGTCTAATGTTTGTACTACAGCTAAGTTAATCATTAGTACATCTTGTTAGAGTAGATAGCTTTTCCCATTCCCCTTAAGGCTCTGCCACCACCTCTACGATATACTTTACCACCACCCATTTTTTTCTTCTTAGGCATCATCTTAAAATCTTGTCTAGTAATCATACCATCTTTATTCATATCAAGTTTAGTTTGTCCTCCTACTAAACCACCCATATTTTTATAGACTTTACCGCCACCCATTTTTTTAACTACAGGTCCACCACTTTTCTTTTGATAAACAGACTTACGATTTTTTACAACCTTACCTAATTCAATTTTTTGACCTTTTTGAATTACATCAGCATTTGTAATATTTTTATTTGCTTTCATTAATTCTTTAACAGTAGTTCCATATTTAGAAGCTATCTGAGATAGTGTTCCTAAACCTTTCCCACTTCCAGCTTTTACACTAGCTGGTCGTTTAGTTGAAGCTTTAGAAGGTGCAGCGATCCCATTTGAATTTTGTTTTCTATTTGTATCTGCTGTATTTTTAAATGCAAATCTTGATAATCTTTTTTCTTGTTCAGTACGTGGCTTTCTTTTATTAACTTTCTTTTGAGATTTAGGTTCTCCAACTTTACCTAATTCATCAGTAACTGCATCTCTTCTATTTTTTATTATAGTTTTTTTATTTCTAAATTTCTCAGCCGCTGCCGCAGCTCCTATTCCTAAACCAACATTAGATGAACCCTTTAAAATCTTTGTAGTTTTATTTTGTCTAGCTTGAAGAGCTTTTTGCTGTGCCTTTAAGTTTCTAGTTGTTTGAGATTTTAATTGTTTAGTAGCCTCTGTTGTTTTTTTAGTATCTGGCGTTGCTTTTTGTTTTCCAGTTTGAGGATTTTTAGTTTTTATTTTTGAAGGTATTACTTTTTTTAATTTATTCTTAGCAGCTGTAGCTTCTTTAAGTGTTTTATATGTGTTCTTACCAACTTTAAAACCTGTCTTAGCTGCTTGTATTCCTCGTACTATAGGCACAGCTAATCGTAATGCTCCTCCTGGTAAAAAATAACTTGCAACTTCTGCTGCTGTTTTAATACCTTGCAAACTTTTTTTCTGAGTATCACTAAGAGAATTATATTTCTCTCTTAAATTATTTTCTTTTATTTTACGTCTTAATTTAGGATCTAAGTCAGAATACTCAGTTGCTTTAGCCATACGTTGTTTAAGTGTAGTCTTACTCTGAGGTCGTAACCTACCAGATTTTTTTGTAGGATCATATTCATCAACTTTATCAACCATGACTAATCCCCCGTTTGACCGTAGTTGCCTATAGTCTTAATACTATCTACTTTAAAAGATGTACTGTTTACATACTTCTCATCACTTACAGCTTCTATCGGTCCTTGTACGCTTGGTCCTTTACGAGCAGCACCGAAGCCCTGTCCTGTTGGTCTACCAAGTACCTTATCCAAATCTACTGGAGTAGGAATTTGTGCTATCGGTCCTCTCATGATTTCTTTCCTTTCTTCTTTAATTTTTTTAAAAGTTTAGCAAATCTTGCTCTCTTTCCTAATTTACCTTTAGACTTAGCAGCTTTATCTAACTTAGAAGCTGAGATAGTCTCTCCTTTTTTAACACCTAAAGACTTACGTAACGCTCCAGGTTTCTTAATAGCTTTCTTTATATTAAGTTTACCGCCTCTTTTACGTTTAACATTAGGTTTCATAATTTCTTGACTAACGCTTGATCGACTAACCATTAACTATCATACTTATATAGATAATCAACTACGTTTTGACTACCTAATCCACCACCTATAACTCCACCCATGTTACGATTTTTAATTTTACCACCGTATTTTTTAGACTGTTTTTTTATTTGTTTCTTTTTGGCTGCAGGTGATAAAGGTTTTTCTGGTTTAGATGTAAATTTAACTTTAGGTTTGTTACCTTCTACAATTCTTTTAATTACAGGTGCTGCTTGATTTATAGTTTTTTGTTTTGCTGATGTTATTTTTTTAGGAACAGGATTTACACGTACTCCTGTTTGGCCTTTACGATATATTATATCTTTAATTTCCTTATTTGTAAGATTATCAGGTGAACCATCTTTAGGATTAACGAATTTTTTTTTCATCATAGAATAAGCATTATGTTCTTGCCTTTCACTTAAAGTATTAGATGCAGAACCAGCACCAGTTCCTTGTGAAAACATTTTGTTAAATCTTTTTAATTCATTTTTTGTTACAGAAGGATGAAAAGAATTAAGATACAGCTTACCATCAGAATTTCTTGATCCTTTTCTAGTTCTCATTGCTCGCATATCAGGAACAATATTTTTATTTCTCATTCTTCGTATTTCCTCAGTAGTAGTTACTTTTCCCTTTCTACTGGGTATTTTTATTTTTTTATCACTCATTAACTTGCTCCCTGTACTACTGGATCAGGCGCACCAGCAGGAGATGCAGCTACAGCCATATCATCTTGTCGAGTCCTTCTCGCTTGATTACGTAATGTTGATATGGCATTTTGATATTCCCCTTGCCATACTGGAAGGGTAGTCCAATCTTTCATATACATTGTTGACTCTACCATGCATCCTGCAAAGAGAGCCGTATAACAATATTCACTAAAGTAATTACTTATAGTTACACTTGTACCTGTAGCAGAAGCTAAAGCAAGTGGCAATGACTGTGTTTGTATCTCAACTGTAAGTGCTGAAACTGGGGTAGGTACTATTTTTATACTTGAGTTGTTACGCCTTGTGTAGTATCTAGGCGTTCCTGTAGATGCACTTACAGGCCAGTAGTCATTCACATACTCTACTGTCCTTTGAAGAAGGTTTGTAACTGTTGTTCCTGTGCTTACTTTGTAGTTTACATTACGAACAATTCTTACTCTATCGTTTAAAGATACAGTTCCTGCATTACCAGACGACACAGAAATATTAGTGTATTCTGTTAATCCAGCATCATCAAGATCTTTAACCATACGTAGTTCTGTCTTATATACTATAGCAGAAACTTGAGAAGCAAACTCAGTAGAGTCATTCTCAGTTGTGTTGATTAAGTCTGTCTTTAAGTAAGAGTAATTCGGCATACTAACCTACATATAAAGTAATGTGGGGAAGCATAGCTCCAGTACCTGAAGTGCTACACGAAACTACACCGTAAGCAGGTACTCCTAATTCTCCTATATACATATCATTAGAATCTAAAGCTCCTACACGATAACGTATAGCTGATCCTTTTGCAGTTTTATTTGTGATCTGTCTTGCACCAGTAATGTCTATACCACCTGCTAGTGTAGAGTAGGTATGTATAGCTAAGAGTCTTGTTACTGTTGGACTGCCAAGTGAGTTACCATCTACATCTTCATTGTTATTACCTAAAGTTAGGTTAGTATCTACATATTTAAATACAGTTTTAACATCTCCGTTAATACTTGCATTAGTAGCTACTTTAATATTTGTACTCATATCTTCTCCTTATAATAATGAGGGAAAGGGTATTACCTCTCCCTCATATATTAATTAACCTGCGCTACCGAAGTAACCACGCCAATCAGAAACACCAAAGCTATAACGCTCCCGTGCTTTAAAACGGAGATTGCCTGTATCGAAGTCAGGCTCCATCTTAGTCTGAAGTGGAGTACGATTAAACATCTTAGCACCATTAGGTACATCAGTCTTGACAAAGTAAGAGTCAGTGTCTGTGAACCTACGGTTGATGTAGTAACCATCTGGTAACATACCAAGGTGACGAATGGCGTTAATTGCATTCGTATTTGGGTTAGCCTGTAGTTCACTCGTTTGAGTGTTACCGGGACTAGACATAATACGATCTGCAATAGCCCATGAATCAACTGGGATATGTAGACTTTTTGCACTTGCACCAATTAAGATACCACGGTCATCAGAAATCTTCTGAATATTCGTAAGAATGGTTTCAAGTGTAGCTTCTGAAAGGTCAGCGGCAGCAGCTAAGTTGCTCTGTCCTCCAGCAGCTATGGTTGGGTGTGCAGCAGAGAAGAAAGGCTGACCATCACCAATAACGGTAGCAAAACCATTATTGAATAGGTTAGCAGCTTTTACCTGCTTAGTGTTAGCCATTGCACGAGCAAGACCTCTAGCACGAAGCTTGGCAAACGTATCATAAAGATTGTCTTCCATTGCTTCTTCTGTAATGGCAAATGCCAATGCTACAGTCTCAGCCGTGTAACGGGCTACGTAACTCTCTTGTGCGTCATCATAACTGACAGCAGCACCTTCACCTTTAGTTGGCGCAGAGCCAAATCCAGTGAATAGTACTTCTTCTTCAAAAGCACGATCTGAGTTTTCTACTTCGAAAAGAGGTTTATGTTCATCGTTAACCTCTCCATACTCCAATCCAAAAACAGCGTTTAAGCCGGGAAGGAGTTCTTTACTTATACTAGCTCTATTTATAGCCATAATAAATCCTTCCTATTAAGCAGTAGATGCTGTTGCCGTAACATAATTGTCACGGTGTGTATTGAGATAAACTTCCACGATTGGATATGCGTCACTATCACTTTCGTCAGGGAATTGCGCTCTACCAATAACCCGTGCAGCAAGTTCTGTTTCTGCACCTGAAGAGGCCATTAAGTAGTAACTGGATTGACCAGTTGTAGTGCTTCCTGAAGAAGCTGTTGAACTAACTGTAACATTATAGTTACGTATAATTAGAGCTTCAGCAGCCGAAAGTGTTAGTGAACATTGAATATGATAAGTTTGATCGGGATTAGTAATCACGAAAAACTTAATATCTGAGGCACTAGTTCCACCCGTCCAATAACGTGAGAATTTTTGTTCTCCATTTTCAACATACTGACAACCCATGAAAACCCCTGAAGGCTTTAGAGTTGCAGCAATAAATGGTGAGATAGTTGCAAAGTTTGCACCCGGCAAGACTATTGGATCACCAGTAAAAATGTTGTTAGTTGGTGTACCTGCAAGGCCAGTAGATGACCAAGCAATAGTGTCAGTTACAGCTTCATTGTTGTAACCTCCACCTTTCATACGAGCAGGAGTAAAGCCACGAAATGCTTTAGTAGTAGACATGTGTTTCTCCTAAGTTATAAAGAAAGCTTAGTCTTGAAAAGACGGTTGCCTTCCTTTTGTTGTTACTGATTTACTTGAATTTGTTATCGGCATACGAGAGTTATTTCCTTTCATGAGTTGTGCATTTACTGCATCCATCATTTGATTAGACTTATTCTCATAGTGCTTCCTTCTAGCCATTACTTTTCCAGTTGGCAACTTCGCCAACGCTAAGTCTCCACGACAGACTGTACCCGTGTAACGACCTTCTTTCCTTACGAAGGATGTAATTGCAAGTTCAGGAACCTCATCAGGAGTGACAAATACCCAACCCTGTTGTTGTTTCTTTCCAATATTAGAGATATCATCTTGTCCCTTTACAGATATGCGTAGCCATCGTAATGACATTCCATCATTACCAAACCTTGCTTCTACCTCATCAGGTATTTTGAGGGCATCCGTCTCCTCAAAGGTCCACTCT